TGGCAAGATACCGCTGTATCTTGCAACTAATGCAAAAAGGTAATATGACCTAAAAGATTATTTTACATATTTACAATAGCCAATCGCGCACTGAAAGATGCGACTCAAAGGTAAATTCCTCCGGCACTAGCCGGATTAAAACTTTAAGTCGTTATCAAACTAGCGCGAAGGGCAGGCACTCAAAAGGCAAGCACCCGGGGCGTCGCAACCCCAATTGTTCCTTACGGGAACCAATCGTTGGAGATATTTATTCATAGGCCTCATCCAAAGGCAATTCCACAAGCTCATAAGAATGGAGCTCGATATCTGTAATGAATAGGTGGACCATGGTAAAACATCATATTGAAATCTTCACCAACTGCCACGTAAGACGTAAATCCAACAGACGTTTGTTGTGGCAAAAACGTTGTAAATTTCAAACCTTCTGCCTGTGGTGTGTTTTCCGAAAAATTCGGATTAGCATAACGAGCAAACCTACTCTGAGAGTACCAAGGCAACTCGATTTCTAAGTTTGGATTAACAACACCACTTGCTGCCAAACCATCTCCTCCATGTGGAGCAATTTCCGCCCAATCGCGGATGCGATTCATATATGGTCCTCCAGTATTTGATGGTGGAGGCTCAATTATCCACTCTTGCTGTACATAACGAGCGTCATCTGCCTTACGCTCTATCATGCTCATCTCTTGCCCATTGAAATTGTTGGAAGTTGTGGTAGGAGACCCTACAAAAGATCGACAATACTTCCAACGCACAGAACCTCTATGCCCAGCAAATGCCGGTCGGTAGAAATTGTAGAACGTAGTCTTACATTTGTTGAATCCAATATTGTTTAATGGGCCCACTACATCAAAAGAGTTTGGTGCAGACCCACGATACCATGGCATACGGGGATGAATTATTTCACTCATTTTCTCTTGATCAGGACCACAATAAAATCCATAAAAAGTATGTAAACAGTATCTCTTTAGCAACTGTCGAATTGAGGAGACACGCTCTCCAGCTAAAACAGCAATCAACTGATCAGAATTACTGTCTTCACCCATAACTAATGTAGTCGATGGATTATTTGGTATTGATGGATCACCTGCAGTGTTCTCATCTGATTCCACCACACCACTCTGTGGTTCTAGATCATCTGTATTTTCTTCTTCTTTCACGGTGTCCAAAGCTAACGCTGGGGTCACATTCAATGGATAATAAGAAAGAGTATTCAAACGTTCTGAAGTTGGACTCCACAACATGAGATCCGGACAAGAGATAAACACATTAATGTATATAGGATTCGTCGTTGCCGATGGTCCTACTAGTTCATTCAATACATAAAGTGACAATGTCCCATTCGTAAATGAAGGTTGGGCACCTAACGTACCAGGACCAAAGTTACTAAAATAAGCTACAGAACAACTTGGTCTATTGTTCTGCCACGCACAATCCACTTCAAAATCACGTTCTTCAGCCAAATCAACAATCCGTGTGTAGGCAGTGTTGTCTTCTGTTGCAAAACTCGTGGTCCACGGATCAAAAACAATCTTCATACGTCCTTTGTGATATCCAGAAGCTACAATTTGAAATCTAAACTTAACAGTACCACGCCAGTAGGAAAATGGAAACGCAGCGAATCCACAAGATGACAAAGCAATTTCTGTCGTTGGTCCAGACCCAGATTGTCGATAGAAACAAGGCGTAACGAAGTTAGTGTGCAATATAGCACCTTCAGCCGTGCCCACGTCCCATTGAACTCGTCCCATTAGAGATTCTTTAGATGCTATGTGGTGAATAGACAGTTCATCAGCAGAACTGAGTCCAGTAACACGTGGATCAATAGTAATCTCTTGTTTGGCATCCAATGCTAATGATATAGAAGTGTCATTGGCATTGTAATTGGCCATATTCCCACATAATGTTGGCACCATTGGTGCTGGGTCTGTCAAGATTCTTGGACGTGAAAAACCAAATAAAGAAGCAATTTGACCAGTAGCTGAAGCAGCTAAACTAGTCGCCATCGCATATGGACCAATGATAGGTGCATCCTTCATAGCAGAAGCAAAACGTGACAGAACAGACATGGGCTTAGAGATCACACCCGTTCCATACTCAGTACCAGATTGAGGCACCAGAATAGATGTATTAGTCTCAGTTGGTCCATACATGTGAACATCAGTCATCCAAGCATATACTGTGACTGTAACAGCCGTAGTTCCCCCATTTGTGTGAAACATAGGTGTTAGTGAAGTCAGCCACAGAAGGCCTAATGAATTCAAGATCTGATCAGTAAGATCTGGTGTTGATAATGAATCCTGTGGGTAAAAGAATGGTAATACCATCTCACCACCCTGGGACGTTGAAGGATCCAAATAAATATGCGGTCTACAGGTAGCAGCCACAGTATCAATAGGAGGCGTCAGTGGCCCAAGTGGACGAGCATTTCCAAAATTACCAGACCCAAAAGCTCCAAAGGGCAAATAGGATACCAACATACGACCATAATAGAAGTTATTTCCATTAACAAGAAACTTGACATGGAGATTACCTCGAACATTACGAAATGTGGTTAACCTATTGACAACACGTCTATTTCTAAGAAATGCTGTCCATGGGTATAATAATTGATTAATGCCATTTGGTGTTCCAACAGGCCAACTATATGTGGCTATTTTAACTGGACGTGACATAAATTCACCTAATGTACAGTCAGCATTGGCAACACTCGTCATCGTTGGATCTGGATCAGACGCAATCTCACACACATATGATGGATTCTGATCAACAAAACCCATTACTTGTGTCTGTGTTACATTCTGAGCAGCGTCTTCATAACAAAATTCACCAGCCTGTGGAACAATATTCGAGTCATCCGACTCTACCGTATTTTCTGAAGTTTCGGTTTCTTCATAAATTGGGGACATTGACTTCGTGCTCCCCTTACACCTTGTATAAGTAATAGTAAACTAATAATACAATGTTTGGAGGTGTTCAACCTAACCAAACAGGTCTTCATACATGAGTTCGATCCCCATAATTTCCGGAGTGGGCGAAGAATACCACTCTGGGTTTGACAATAACTCACCTCTTGGAAGGTAAGATGTAAGTTCCATTACCGTGCCAAACGTGTAGTCAAAGACCACTCGGTAACAAAACATTCTACGGCCAAAGTCAATAATAATGTTCAAAACATCTTCATTGATTATTCCGTCTAGTTGCCACAATGTCCACCTTCGTTCTACTAGGTGTACAGCTTTCATTGTGCAAGTGGTTTCAAAGCGCTGAGTTAGAACTGACCAATAGGGAATGACAGCAAAGTCGCATCCCCACTGAGTGGAAGTCCACAGAGACAACAATTGCTCATGGACCAGGTTTCTTCTAGCTCGCAACGTGCGCCAACTGTTGAGCTTGGCTCGTATGCCAACTCCTATGGCGTCCATGTCACAGCCTTCTACCATAAAACCACTTTGCATTTCCAAGGGAACATTGTAGTCATCCATCACCTGTTGGTAAACGCATGTTGAATTTTCATATCGCGCTATACAATCCTCTTCCGTTGGTGGATCTTTAAAGTAGGTATCCAAACGTGATCCTTCTTCATCTTTAGCTCCTATTACAATCTCACAGAATTCTGCTTTCCTCTGCTTAAATAGCTCGGGACTATGCATATAATATTCAAATAATGCTTGCCGCATGTTTCCAGCTAAAATCTGTGCGACAGATTCATTCTGACCTTTCTTGGGGCGTTTGATGCAAGTTAGAGATTTTTCAATTGAAGAGGGCGCCAACGCACCCACACGTTTTCCGAAAACACTATGCACTTTAAAACTACGCTTCAAGAAATCCAATTCCTCAGCACTAGTGTACATTTCTGTATGCTCACCTTTAGCAGCAGATGTGTATGTCTGTCCAATCTCACCTAATTCTTGTGAGATGGAGAGTTGATGGAAAAGTGGCTCCCTAGCGGCATCCACCGACATGACATTGTCATCACCATAAGTCATCAAGGCGACGACTTGGTGGAAAAGTGGAAGCACATTCTTCGCAGGGTCATAATCTTTAGGATCTTTCCTGTAGTGCGCAGCATAATATGCGTAGCGCATACTCAAGGCATTGTCCAAACCATTTTTAACCACAGTCAAAGGGTGTCCAGATGGTGTCGAACCACATGCCCTATACAACAATCCTTCAACCTCATAAATTGGGTGACTGATTTCTGTGGCAAGAGTGTCAAATACATTCAAGAAATCAGATGGAATGCCACTCTCTGCCAACATAAACCGCAAAATGGAAAAGGAAGCTTCTGAAATGCCAGCCGGCATCACCTTATCAAAAGCTTTGAAATCACCCGCACAACAATGTGAGAACTTAGTGATATACTCATACAAACGATCCCAATCGCGGCCAGCAGCATCAACCCCAACTGCACTTTCAAATACAGTAGGGAAATATGTCATAGCGTTGATGAGGGCCAATGTGATCATACGAGTTGCCACAACCAAAGTAACGGGAGCTCCTGCAAACACGCGGATCTTCCCCTTGGCTATCTTGTCATATGAAAGAGCCTCATCTTTAAGATTAGCTCGAAAGACAATATTAGGCCGCTTGTGTTCAGCAGCCATGGCCATCAGATCATTGATTTCTTGTTCCACATCCATTTTCTCAGCATCAAAGATGATGTCATATGCGTAAGTGATTGTTCCATCAGGATTTTGTACCTCCCGCACAAACTTCATAGTTGGAGAACCAAAAGTGTTTGATAACTCACTCTGTTTAAGGAATGAGATTTTAGGTTGATTCAAAGGAAAGCCCATAGATGTATTGATGTTAATGGGATCAAATCCCTTCACACCCGTCACACCATTAAGAGCATCTTCGAAAGAAATCAAATGAACATGTTCCTTGAAAGCAGGTGTAGCCTCCATGAAATTTCCAATTTTCGTCCTAAGGTCTGTTACTGCCCACTTCAAAATCAAAGGGTTGAGTGGTGGCCGAATTCGATTGATATTGATAAGGTCCTTATGCCGTGCCATTTTAACTGCACTTCGTTCGGGCCCCGCATGATTGCGGACAATACCAATAGTAGCCAGTCTATCCAATATGGGTGATTCAATAATATCACTACTAAAAGTGCTAGTGGCCAAATTATGCTCACCCAAGCACTCCAGTGCGACATCTTCATCTTCTGGAATCCAATGCACCGCATTGAAAGCATGTACATGGTCATGAATTTCCACCGTTTTGCCCATAATTTGTGAGGGCATCTCTGTGGTTTCAGCAATGACAAGCTCCTTTGAAAAAGTCAAGCTAGCCCTGTCAAACAAACAAGCTGCACCCTTACGTCCATTGCCTGCTGTGTGAATCCCCAAAATCATTGGGTTTCTCCCAGCCAGTACTATCAAAGCACCACACAGACCAGGATAAGAATCAAACGGCAAATCATAACGAACACCATAATATGGTTCAATACCACTTGGTGCAATGGAACCCACACTGGTGATCTTAACAACCACTGGTGTTTCCCCTCCCAAAGGAGTGCACTCATGCAATTGAGGGTCGAGTGTATCTTTACTGAGTCGATACATGATCACTTCAGTACCCACTTTGACATTATCCTTGGTTTCATTATAGAATTTGTCAAAAGCATATGTTGATCCACCGGGTAGGTCCAAAATACACAGGTCATGATTTTCAACGCGGGTACAATTCGCACTATTCACCATTTGATGTATGCGTCTAGCCCCTACGTAACCACGAGGTTTTTGACAAATATCAATTATATATGACATCCCTTCTGGCACTTGATTAAACATGTGCCATGGAGCAAGCCAGCAACCACCGGAAATTGGGGTCACTATGCACCATCGGACTAAGCCAATTGTTTCACGTGAGACAGCGTCCACACATTGCACTTTTAATATGCACATGTTCTTCGACAATTTTTGTTCAAAGCTAGCAACACTTGTTGAAATCGCCTGATTAACTGGTGTCACTTTGTGCTTCAGTACTTTCTGATACTTATCATCACGGTTTGCCATCATTCTAGGTGTTGTTGAATGCATTTTCACTTCCTCCAATGTGGCACCTTGCTCCTCATACTCAATGTGGTTAACAACTCGCCGAATTGCAAAGAAAGTGGAAATAATACCCGCAGCTGAAGCTAACAGCATATACTCGTAGCTATTTGCAGCTAGATGCCGTCTCATCTTGAAAATGACTTCTCTGACACTCCCATGGACAGCATGTAATGCTATTTCAGTCTTTTGCTTGAACCCCATGGACTCAGAAAGAGGATAAAAATGGGTATTCTTCAAAGTGTCATACTTCTTCAATTCCCAATAAGCCCCTTGTGCTTCGCACGTTCCTTGAGCATCTTCAAGTGTTTGATGTTCCCAAAATCGTGGGTCCACAACTGTTGTTCTAAGTGGACTAGGCAGCCAATCAAAATCTGGTGCATCCAAGAAGCCACCAGCATGAGGTATTAGCTTCGCTGCTTCTTCCTCTTGCTTGATACGCGCACACTTACCACAGGGCATGATAAAAATCTGGTGCCCAGGTACTTCACAGTGTGGTCTTTCATAAACACGAGTGGACGCCTCCACTAATCGCTTCTGCAGAGCATAATGGGTTGGTGTGACTTCCGCCAAGTACTCTAGCAAATCAATAACACCTCCTTGTGCTACTGTTTTCTCTGTATGCGTATCAACCAGCCCACCTGTGTTGTGGACTTGCAACCTTATCAGTTTTAAATCCCAGATGTCTGGTTGTGCATTTCCAGCATAACACGATTTGATTTTTCCCTCAGCATCCCGTGTGTTAGGTTTCATAGACACATCAATGATTAAATCAAAGCGTCGTAATACTGACGTTGGATTGACTGAAAAATACCAAGCATG